TCAATTCGCCGGAACGACGAATTCGGCCCGGCGCGGCCTTTGTCCGTTCTTGCCGGGCACAAGCACGACAATCACGCAGACCGGCTGTCCGCCCCGGTTTGAGGCCGAGGCCCGCGCCAGCGTTCCTCCGTTCTGTTCCGCCACCTGCTGGCCGATCGCATAGCAGTCCGCCTGGATGTTCTGAACGGCCGACGAAAAGGCCGGTGCCGGCGTGTGCGGCGCGGCAATGGCCGTGCCAAGCGCAGTCGCCAACGCCACGAGAGCGATTGCGGTCGACCTGATCCTGGATAGGGCCTTGTTCATGGTGCCTTTCTACCGGAGCACGCCTGAACGCCGAATGAATGTTACTTCGGCCTCCAGCAACCGGACGGCATTCTAGCCGATCTTTCTGCTTGCGCTCAACCGTCCAAACAATGCGACGAGTGCGGCGACCCCGGTTGCCGCCTGCAGCAGCGCGTCGGTCAGTCCGACGCCATCGATGGCATTGGTGCTTACACCCAGCGCGCCGGCGACGGAGAGGCAGATCGCAACCAGCGAAGCCCATATCGTGCGGGAGAGGTACCACGGCTTTATGTCTGTCATTTCAAACTCCATTTTTATCGGGAAAGGTCAAGGCGCCGGGTGCGGGGTATGCCGCGCGCGTTCGTGCCGATTTGCCTCACCGACACATCGATCGAGGCGGGCACCGCGCCGAAATCGGCCAGGATCATCGCGTTTTCGTAGAGCCAGTTTTGGCTTGTCGCGCTCGCTGATCGTTTCAGCTCACCCGCGGTGGAGAAAATTTCGATCTCGTAGGCTTCCTGCTCTTCGCCGAGTGGAATATCCGTGCCCTCCCAGTCGTCGGCGTTGATCCGGCCGCGTCTGATCCACGACATTTCCACATCGTCGGACATGTTGAGCCTGCCCCGCAGATGGACCGGAGAAAGCGGCAGCCGCGCCCGCTGACCGCCCGCCTGTGCGATCGTCACGAAATGCGTGTCGGTGAAGGCCGCGCCGGACGGTCCAATTCGCCAGTTGAGCGTCAGTCCCACTTCACCCGAACGCAAGCCGATTGGCGCGACCGCATCCTCCAGAAGCACGAACAGCGCATTCGCCGGTGCACCGGCGGCCATCGCATCGTCGGTGCCGAGCTGCGCGCGCAACAAGCCTGACAGCCGCCATTGGCCTGGGGCAATCTCTTCGGCGGCTGAAAACTGGATAATTTCCCAGCTTCCGGTCGCCGACTGGATTGCCGCCGCGTTCGCGCCATTCAGAAGATGGACATGTTCTATGCTCGCCAATTCCCCGTCGAGCAATGCGACATCGATAATTTGCGACCTGTCGGGCCGGCCTTCGACGCCCGCCGTCAGCGGACCGACCAGCCTGCCCATGGTCGCCTCGCGCGAAACGAGGCTTCGTTGGGCGTAACCGCTCGTCCCAGGCGAGGAAAACACGAGCTGAGGCCGCCAAGGTTCCTGCCGGATGGCGATCCGCATCTGTCCGTGCGCCGTCTCCTGACCGGGCGCCAGCGGCAGGTCGAGCACGGTGACGAATGGTCGGCCGGCAAAGGTCGAGCGATGGCGCTCGGCCGTCATCTCTCCCATCTGCCAGATTGCCGGCGCGCTCCGCAGCACCTTGCGTGTCGCCACGCGCGTCGCGAGACCGTCTTCGGTCTCCGTCACCAGCAGGTCGGCATCGACCTCCGGCAGTCGGACCAGTTCACCTGGCTGCACCGCAGGCGTTGCTACCGGAACCGCAAAGCTGACCGTCTCCCGCTCGAACCACTGGCGTTGCAGCCAGTCGTCCAGCAGCGCCTGCGCCTGGCCCGGTTCCATCGTGCCCGGAAAGGTCGTCGTCGCCTGCCGCCGGCCGGACGCTCCGAGCCGATGCGCCGCCACCGAACCCGCCTGATATTCGCGCATCGGGTCGCGAAAGCCCAGCACGCAGTCGACCGGCAGATCGTCTACGGAGGCACGGGTGGTCTCGACCACAGGGCTCTTTCCGTCCCAGACGAGGTCTGACACCGGCTCCGGCGGACCATGGCGCGCGCCCGCCGCCGCGACGATCAGCCTGTCGGGCTCTTCGCGCACCGCCAGTCCGAACAGATCGACGATCGGCTCCAGCGCGGCGCGTGCGGTTGTCGGCTGGTCAATCGCGAAACCTAAAATCGTGCCTGTCGTCTGCGCAACATCCGCAGGCGGCAAACCGTGATCTGCCAGCACCGCGTTGATCACCTCGCCCAAGCTGTTGCCGGCGACACGGCCGTTCAGCCAGTGGCCGACTTGCCAGTTGCTGCCATCCGACCATTCGTCGGTGCGTGCGGGAAAGGCCGGAAATGGCCGCGCATCCCAGGACCAGATCCAGATGCGCTCATGATCGACCATCCGCCCGCCATAATCGGCGAGACTGGGTTTTCGGCGTTCGAAAAAGTCTCTGACGATGGATCCCAATGCTCGAAATGCGCCTGAAGAAAGCGCATCGGCGCAAGATCGGACCGTCCGCCGGTCGAGAAATAGGGAAGCGCATTTTCCGCCGATTTAGGGTCGGCGAAAACGTTGGGCTGGTTTGGCCCTTTGTCGATCGCCGGGCAGCCCAGCTCCGTGAACCAGATCGGCTTCGAGCGTGGCACCCACGCAGTCGGCGTGCCGGCTTCCGCGCCGCCATGGCGGTTGAAATGCTGGTTCGACCACCAGGATACCAGGTCCTTGTATCGAAACACCCACGGCTTGCCGTAGGCGCCGTCGGTGATGGGCGTTCGATTGCGCGCAGCCCTGTTTGCTGACGATGCATAGTGCCAATCGTAGCCTTCACCGCCGGCTACGCCGGCGCGCAATCCCCTCGGCTCGTAGGGCGTCTGGAAACCGTCGGGATTGCCGCCGCGGTAGTCCGCGTCGCGCCAATCCGAGAGTGGCATGTAGTTGTCTATGCCGACGGCATTAATCGCGGGATGCGCCCACAGGCTGTCGAGGTGAAACAGCACATCGCCAGTCCCATCCGGCGGCTGGTAGCCGAAATATTCGCTCCAGTCGGCGGCATAGGTGATCTTGGTCGACGGCCGCAGAATGCTGCGCACGTGGGTCGCCAATTCGCAAAGAACGTCGACGAAGGGAAACGCGCCGGTATGGTCTCGCAGGCCGGTCACCCCGCGCAATTCGGCACCCAGCAGGAAGGCGTCGACACCGCCGGCCATCTCCGCCAGCGTGGCGAAGTGAAGGATAAAGCGGCGATAGCCCCAGTCGTCGCCCGCGCCTGCGAAGGCTACCGTGTTGCCGGCAGGCCCGAAATCACCCGGCACGGCCGTTCCGCAAAAAGCCTCGATCTGCGCGCGGGCCGCCGCAGTCTTGTCCGCCGTTCCCGGCTGGCCCGCCGCGGGGAACGCGGTAATACGGCCGCGCCAGGGGTAGGCCGGCTGGCCCGTCCCGCCATCCGGGTCGGGCAAGGTGTTCCCGGCCGGCACGTCCATCATGATCAAGGGATACAGCGTGACCTTGATGCCGCGCGAGCGCAGTTCGGTGATGGCCTCGACGATGGTCTTGTCGCTCGGCGATCCGCCATAGGCCGCCGAACCGCCGAACAGGCTCACCTCCGGCGCGTCCTGCCGTTCGATGCCCGACGCCACCCAGGGCTCGGAATAGGCCAGCGGCCCATTGTCGACCACGCAGGGCCGCACCGTGCAGTGTCCGCAGCGAAGATCGTTGCCAAACCAGGTGACGACCAATGCGACATGTTCGAGCTTCGGAAACACCGCCTGCAATTCATCAAGCGAGGCCAGGAAATCGGTCGATGTGGTCAGCACATGCCGGTTGACCGCCACCGTTTCTCCCTCGCTGACGGTTTCCGTCACAAGCGTGGTGCCCAGACCGTATTCGGTCGATCCTGGGATCATGGCGACGCCGCGAACTTGGCTTGCGACGGCATTGACCGGGCGCAATATCTCGAACTGCACCTGCGGGATGCGATTGCCATAATTCGCCAGCGGCAGGCGCTCAAACACGACATAGGCGGTGCCGCGATAAGCCGGCGCGTTGCCTGTGCCCTGCTTGGCCTCGATCAGCGGGTCCGGTTCCTGCAATTCGGATCCGGTGTAGACCCGCATCTGGACCTCATCCTGGTCCATCTCGCGCCCGTCGGCCCAGACGCGGCGGACGCAGGCTATCTCGCCCTCGCATAGGGCGAACGCGACATTCGCAAAATAGCTGTATTCGGTGACCTTGGTGCCACCCTTGCCGCCACGCCTTGTCGTCTGTTTCTCTTCCTCGAAACGGGTCGCCCAGATCATCGTGCCGCCTTGCCGCACCGCGCCGTAGACACGCGGCAGAGGAACGCCCTCCTCCGCCGCAAACGGACGCTGGCCGCTCAATCGCTGGCCCTCGATCGTCTGGGTGCCCTTGAGCAGCGTCTGGTCGACCCAATAGCCGGCAACGGCGCCCACGGCCCCGCCGATCACCCCTCCGACAGACCCGAAAACCCCGCCGAGGAAGGCCCCGGCGGCTTGGAGGACGAGTGTCGCCATGCGTCAGTCTCGCGATTGATGGAGCATCGGAAATTCGAACACACCGGCGATGCGCCGCCGCCATTGCGGCACGAGCGCCGACAACAGCACGGCATGCCCCTCAAAGGCATGCGCAAACCGGTCCGGCGAAACGAGTATCGCGGCGTGCTTGGCCGGCATGTCGCAGCGCCAGCGAAACAGGATCAAGTCGCCAGGCGCCATTTGCGGCTTGTCCTTCTCGGTGCAGTGGCGCCTTGCCGCGTCCATCAAGGCATCGCGCCCGCCGGCCTCTGCCCAGTCTGGAGCGTAAGGTCCCGGCAGTTCGGGCTCCTCGCCATAAACCTCCCGCCAGACGCCCCGCACGAGGCCGAGACAATCACAGCCGACGCCGCGCCGGGTACCCTGGTGGCGATAGGGCGTGCCGACCCACCTAAGCGTTTCCGTGATGATCGCGTCTGCCACCACGCTCCTGTTGTCGCTCGTCATGGAACGATCGGCTTGCCATCAAACACGCCTTCATCGCTGACATAGCTGTAGGCGCTGTCGTTGCCGGGCAGATGCGGAAAGCCGCGAAAATTCCTGTGGTTGTCGAATTTCCCCTTGCAGGTCGAAAACGCCTTGTCGCATCCCGCCACAATCGAAAAACCATCGCCGATCTGTGGCGCCGGCCGGCCCTCCATCTGGAAGACGAGGCGATGCGTCGTCTCGCCGCGCCGGTGCGAACGGATCAGTTCGACCACGCCCGTCAGCGCGCCGCTGGTCCAGGTCAACCTGCCAAAGCTGAACCATTTGTCGGCATAGGCGCCCAACCCCGTCACCAGCACCGCATCTGGCGGCGAGATGGCAGACACCGTTCCGCCGGCCGTGAACGCTGACCCGGCCAGCGCCTTGCCGCAGCGGCCGTCGCCCAGCTCGGCATCGCATTTGCGGGCAATGTGCCGCCCGCTCGGCTTGTCCAGCGCGCGCATGGCGCTTTGCAGTTCGGCCAGAAAATGCCCGTCAGCATAAGTCAGTTTGGAGATAGTGCTCTTGCGCAGCAGCGCGAAGTCCGCCGGGCTTTTCCAGTTGACGAGAAACGTCTCGATCACCGCGCCGTCATATTTTCCCGCCGCGATATCCTCGCCGTCGATTTCGAGCGAGGACAATGCGCCTTCAATGTCGACGGTGTCGACGCCCAGGCCCAGGCTTCGTCTCGCCTCGCTGGCGACGAAGCCGGTTTCCGGCTTGCAGGTCAGCGCATTGACGGTCAGCGGCCGGTCGTGATCCGTAAAGCCGAAGACCGCGCCATCCGCGCGCGTGAGTTTCCAGCAATGGCAAATGGACGTGACGTCCTGGCCGAGATGATCGATCAGGGCTGTTGGATAAATCGTCACAGGCGCACCTCGATCAGCGGCAAGTTGGGGATCTGCCCGGCCTTGAAGGCCGCCAGGCTGATCGACAGGTGGTCGATGTCGAAACGGACCGGCACGTCAAATTCATAACCCACGGTGACCGTCGACCCGGAACCGGGCGCGAAGCCCAATCCGAACACGACTTCACCGGTCGCGAAGTCGAAGCTGATATTGCCGGCAGCGACCGCCACGCCGTTGACGGCGACATTGATTGTCGCCGCGACAGGCATCTGGACCGGCCGGTCATAACTTTGCCCGCCCGACCCGTAGCGCTTGACCAGGGGAAATCGTCGATTGACCGCATTGCCGGTGCCAAGCGGTTGATCCGTCGCCGCGTGCACTGCCGACGCGAGGCAGGATTTATGGTCGAATGGATCGCGGAACCGAAAGCTGTGCAGAGAGCCGCGCCGCGCCTCGAAAAATGCCGTCACCTCATGCACATCGTCCAATGAGCGAACGCCGGTGCCGGCATCGTAGCGCCGGCGCGAATGCGCAAAGCGGGCATTGCGCTTCTCGCGGCCGGAAATCAGGCCGACGATCTCGTTGCGCCATTCCGGGCCGCCGGTCGCACCGAAAGAAACGCCCAGAGGAAAACGAACATCGTGAAACCCTGAAAGATCGGCCATCATGCCCTCAAAGCGTGCGCGTGCCGCGCGCGACGGCCCGCGCAAGCATGCCGGTCATCTGCGCCTCGGACTTGCGGAACGAGGCCGCGTCCGGCGTGCTGATGTTAAACACCACATTGACGGGCGATCGCGTCTCGCCGCCGGCGACGCCGAGACGCCCGTCGGACGTCCGTTGCAGCGGCATGATCGCCTCGGCTCCGGCCTCGCCCATCAGCCCCATTCGCGATCCCATGGGAAAGAAGGTCGGCGACGACACCACGCCGCCGGAGGCGAAGGGGATGATCGGCGCACTCGCCGATGGAATGCCGCCACGGGCAAAGGGCGTCAGCCCTGTCAGCCCACCCAGCAACGAGGAAAAGAACGATCCGGCGAGATTTTCGAGCGGCTGCAGCGCGCGATCCAGCGCCATGCCGGCAAGATTCAGCCCGATGCGCCGCAAGATATCGTCGAGTTCCTTGCCGCCGGCCACCGCGCTTTTCAGGCCACTTGTCAGTTGCGCGCCAAAGTTGCGCGACAGCCCTTCAAGCTGCCGCATCGTTGCCTCGAAGGGTGCGGAATCTGCCTCGATCGAGACGGTGACGCTCTCAGGCATTTGTCATTTCTCCTCGGCCTCATCGTCGGGAAAGCGTTGCATCAACGCCGCCAAATCACGCCGGCCGGGATGCCGCATCGGCTCGGTGATGAAGGGGCTCGCCGCACGTTCGAATTCGCGCGGCGTCATCGCCCAGAACGCTTGTGGTGAAAGCCGCAGCAGGCCGAGGCCGATCGCCATGGATTCATCCCATGGGAACGGCCGCGAATGGCCCGCTACGGCTGTCGAGGGTTTGGCGTCGGTCCCGCCTGCGCGGCGGCTTGCCCGAAGCTTGCCTCCAGCAGGTCCTTGACGATCAGCGCAAAGCCGGCCGCGCCGCCGGGCGTGGTCATTGCCGCCACCTCTTCGTCGCGGATGTCGCGGCCGGCGCCGCGCAAGCCAGCGGCGATGATGCGCGTCAGGTCGCGTGCGGAAAAACGCCCCGTGGCGAAGCGTTCCACCAATGCCGCGAGGTCATCGGCCGCAAATGCGGATTCGAGCTCCGCCAAGGCCCCCAGAGTAAGACACAGGACATGCTGCTGGCCGTCGAGGCTCGCCTCGATTTCGCCGCGGCGTCGGTTGGCGCTCATGGCAGCGCAGTAAAGGTGAGGACACCCGCCGATTCCAGCGCGATCTCGAACGACACCTCGCCATCATGGCTTCCTGCATATTCCAGTGCGGTGATCTGGAACGGTCCCTGGATCGTGCCGAAATCGGGAACGATCATCTGGAAATCGTTGATAGCGCCCGCGAAATATCGCGTTCGAAGCGTTGCGTCGGACGCGGCATCCTTGAAGGTGCCGGAGGCGGCAATCGACGCGCGCTGCACGCCGCTGCCGGCCAGCAATTCGCGCCAGCGCCCGCTCGATTCCGAATCCGTGATGTCGACGGTCTGGCTGTTGAAGGCGATGCGCTTGGTCCGCAATCCCGCAACCGTGACGAAACTGCCGCTGCCTGTGGAATCGAGCTTGAGAAGAAGGTCCTTGCCCTTCTGTGCAACCATGATGGCTTCCTTTGATGATGATGATCGGCCGTGTCAGGCCATCGGTTCGGTCACCGCGCGAAACCGCAGCGTGCCGTGATAGACGGAGAGGTCGTCGTTGAAACGCACCTCGGCGAGCTCGTGGCGCAGGTTGACCAATTTCTGACCGGTCAAAACGATCGAGGCGTCGTGCAACAGCGACCGCGCCTTGTCCATGATCGCCAGCGTCTCGGCCTTGCCTTTGGCCTTCGACCAGACATGCAGCGTGAACAGGTGCTCGGCGCCCTGCTCCGTCGCGGTGCTCCAGTCGAACACGCTCGTCCGCCCGAAGGTGATGTAGGGAAACACGACATTCGCTGGCGCATGGTCTAGGATCTTCGCACCGCCCAGCAGCGCGACCAGGGCTCCGTTGCCCGAGAGCACGCCGAGCACGCCTTTCTGCAGCTCAGCCGCGGCTTTCATCGGACGCCCTTTCCGTTGGCTGAATGTGTTGCCTGGCCTTTCGCTCGTCCTTCATCGCCGTGCGGCGCGCGCCTTCCCTGTCTTGATGTTCAAGCCCGTCGGCCAAATCATGCACAAAGCCTCGCAGGCTTCTGATCAAATCGTCCATCGTCAACCGCATGGTCACGTTCAAAGCCCAATCTCCTTCACGCGGCACACCAGGTACCGGCCGCTCTCATCAGGGTCGTGTACGGTCAGGATGTCGAACCGCCGGCCCGGCCTGGCAAACCGCATGCCGCTCAGCACATCGGCGCGCCACCGCACGGTGATGCGATGGGTCACCGTCTCCATCGTCTGGTCGGCGCCAAAAAATTCCCGCGCGGCCACGGGCTCGATCTGGCCGTACAATGTCGCGATTTCGGTCCACGCCTCGACGAAACCGCCCAGCCCGTCGGCGGTTTGCTGACTTGTCTCCAGCACCAGTTCGCGCCGTAGCCGTCCCGGGTCGATGAAGACGGTCGCCATCAGAGCCGCCGTGCCTTGTAGCCGGCGATCATGCGGTCATAACCTGCCGGGTAGGACACCGGCTGCTCGCTGGCCGCGACCTGCGCGCGGAATTCGAACCAGTGCGCCACGAGTAACAGGATCGCTCGGCGCAACAGGTCCGGCACATCCGGGCCTGCCTCGCCAAAGCCGGCGGTGAAATCGATCTCGATCCCATTCATCACCCGCAAAGGCTCCGGCCGCTTTTCGAAATGCAGCCGCGCCGGTCGCGCATTTGCGTCCAGCAGATAGTCGTCCGGGTCCACGACCCAGGCCTCGCCTTCGCTGCCATAAGCGGTCACGGATGTGACCTGCTTGACCGGATGTGGCGACAGAAACGCAACGGCGCTGGCCGGCCAAGCGTCGAGCAGCAGCCGCCAGCCCTGGTCTATCAATGCGGTTCCTGTGGCGCGTTCGACATCCTCGCGGGCTGCCTTGATCAGGCCGCCGAGCAGAGCATCCTCGCTGTCGCTTTGCAGCCGAAGATACGATTTTGCCTCTGCCAGCGTCACCGGTTCGGCCTCCGGCGGCAGCGTCCTCAATCGGGTCATCAATACCTCGAAATCACTGGAAAAAGTGCGGCCCGGCGCCGGCGGGAGAAGACCGGCAACCGGGCCGCCACGGCGAGAACGCTACCGGGCGGTCAGGGAAAAACCGCCCGACGGCATCAGCTCACGCCGTATTTCAGCAGCTTGATCGCGTCGAAGTCCTGAACCCCGCCGCCGACACGCTTGGTGGTGTAGAACAGCACGTAGGGCTTGGCGGAGTATGGATCGCGCAGCACCCGCACGCCGGTCCGGTCGACCACCAGATAGCCGCGCGAGAAATCGCCGAAGGCGATCGACAGCGAATTCGCCGCCGGGTCCGGCATGTCCTCGCTTTCGACGATCGCAAAGCCCATCAGCGTCGCCCGGCCACCGGTCGATGCCGGCGGCTGCCACAGATAGTTGCCGTCGGCGTCCTTCAGCTTGCGCACCGAGGCCTGCACCTTGCGGTTCATCACCCAGCTGGCGTTTTGGCGATAACCTGCCTTCAGCGCGTAGATCAGGTCGATCAGCTTGTCCGAGGGGTTCGACACCGGCAATCCTGCGGAGACCCCGGTTGCCAGATAGCCGACATTGCCCCAGCTCCATGACGCCTCGTCGACGATGGTATAGCCGAGAAAACCCTTCGGCTTGTTGGTGCCGTCGCCGCTGACGAAGGCGGTGCCCTCCTGCGTGGCGAAAGCCGCTTCCACCTCGGCGCCGATCCATTCGTCGAGGTTCACTACCGCGTCGTCGAGCAGCGTCTGCGTCGCCGCCGGCATGGCGTAGAGTTCCATCGTCGAGAACGACAGTTCGGCCAGAGTCGGGCTGTTGGTCTGCGGCCGCGCCGCCGTCTCGGCCACCCAGCCGGTTGCCGGGCCGGCCGTCATGAACGGCTTTTTCAGCACCGCGGACGACACCTGGCGCACCGCCGCGATCGAGCGGATCGGCGACAGCGCCGTCAGCCGCTTGCCGATTTCGGTTTCGGTTTCAGCCGGCACCAGATAGCCGCCGTCCTGGCCGGAGCCGTAGGACATCGCCTTCTTGTCAAGCGAGCGCAGCAGCCGGTCGTCGCCGGAGCGGACATAGGCCTCGAAGGCCGAGCGGTGTTCGCTGGGCATGACGCGCGCGCCGGGGCTGCCCAGCGCCGGGCGCAGCGCCTTCAGCGACAGCGCATCCAGCGACCGTTTCTGCTCGTCGAGCGCATGCGAGATGCGATCGACCTTTTCAGTTGTCACCACATCGGCGCCGAGCCGCGTTTCGATCTCGGCCAGCCGCTGGTCGTTGGCGTCCTTGAAGGCCTCGAACGCGCCCATGAATTCGCCAAAGGCCTCGGACACGTCGTTTGCGACGCTCTTCAATTCTGGCGCGCCGATTGCCTCACGCGCACCGGAGGGGTTTCCACTCATTCCTGTTTCCTTGTTCTGGATGGATGATGCGCGAGGCGGCGCGTATGCGCCGCGCGAGCGCGTGTTCGTTGTCCGGCGCGGCATCCCGCTCGCCCAGAAGTGCGGCAAATCCCTTGGTCATCACGACCCCGGCATCGCCGCGCGTCAGCCCAGCATCCCGCGTGAGCCAGCGTTCGAATTGCCTGACGGTGGGCAGTTCCCCGCCGCTGCCGTAACCCTTGACGGCATGCACCCTTGCCTCGGGCAACATCGGAAAAGTGACGACCGATATCTCCCACAGATCGGCCTCGATCACGCGGCGCACGCCGCTGTCGGCGTCCTTTCGGGCACGCACCGTGCGAAAGCCGATCGACAGGCCGTCGAGCGCCCCGCCGCGCATCAGCGAAAGCACCTCGCGCGCCCGGCCGACTTCGATTGCCAGCCTGCCGCGCACGAAGAGCCCGCGCACGTCTTCCTTGATCTCGGTCCACACGCCGATCGGCTCGTTCGGATCGTGCTGGAACAGCATGCGGATATTCTTCGCGCCACGATCGCGGATCGAGCGGGCGAACGCGCCGCGCTCGATCACGTCCTTGCCCAGATCGATCTTGCCGAACAGGCTCGCATAGCCGGAAAACGACCCGTCAGGTTCCACCTTGGCTTGCCCCAGCCGGGCAAATTTGTGCTCATTCGGCCTGGCGCTCGCCATCCGTTGGTCCTTTCCCAGATTGTCTGCGAATGCGTTGACGCGCGCGCAAGCCGCGACCGAAAGACCGCGCTACCGGTTTCGCCCGCTTAAGACGCTAACGGTCGCTCGTGCCGCTTGCGCGGCCGTCAGTGCGCTCAAACACGCGCTTGATGAAACCCAGCGCCCACCAGGCGCAGAAACTTGCCGCCGCCGAACCCATCAGCAGCGTCTCGGCGGTTCCGATCAATTCGCGGAGTCCCAGCTCGCTGGCGATCTTCAGGCCGACGGTCTGGCCGAAGATCACGCCGCTGACCAATCCGACCGCAAAGCGCATCGCCGCCTCGCGCCGCCCGCGCGGCAGCACATAGGCAAGCGAGATCGCCGAGCCGGCAATCGCACCCGCCCCTTTCGCAGCCCATTCCCAGGCCGCGTTGGTGATGTCTGTCATTTTGGTGTTTCGTCTGCCGAGCTCGGATTGAATATCTCAACCGCGCTCAGGAGCCGGCACCGACATGAACAAGCCCGAGACCATTCAGCCAATTGCTTAGCCAATTTTCTTCCGTGCTGCTGCAAAGAGCTTTCGGATATCCCTACCATCAGCGATCCACACATCCGCCGGCGAGCTTCGCCACAGCTTGACCAAATCGTCGTCGCTATGTTTCGGCCCAATCAACTCATCAAGGATCGGAACAAAATTCTTCTTCTCCTCCTGGGTAAACGAACCTAATCCTAAGTTCACCGCATCATCCTCAGTTTGATAGATTTCGTAGAACCGCACAAAAAATTTCCTGCAGAATTTGGCGAGAAGCTTGTCCATTTCAGCGCTACCCATAGTCATTTCTGGGATAGTAAATTCCGACGTAATGGCCTTGCGAGCTGGCGTTAACCTGTCCAGACGCGACTTCGCCGATAATGACAGAGTCGCGACACGATCTACCCGCCCCACCCGATCGTAATTAAGTTCGGTTCAACCGGTCTATTGGTCCATATCCGGATTCGCGTTTCATGAGATGGAACGTCTGTGCCTAAAATTTCCTCGTCCTCCACCGTCGAAACAACAAGCCTGTTTGTTGGCGTCACTATGAGCCCGTCAAAAATTGGAGCGCCGTCGATATCCAATTCTTCTGCCATTGCCAGTGTAATCGTGGTGTCGCCATCCACATTGGCAAGGCAGCTTACCGAAATAGTGCTCTTCGTTGAAAGAATTGGGCTGTTTGCAATGAATTCCGGTACAATTCCTCCTGACGCGTCCGAGATAAAGATCAGTGAGTTCGGCGGGGCTATTGCTAAGGTTTGTTCCATTGTTATTGGTCTCGCTTTCGATACCTCATAAGCCAGTTCCCTTGGCGAGCACTGCAAGTAGCGCAGTGGGGGAAAATGCGCTGCGAGCCGCCCGGAAAATTCCACTTATTCGGCAACTGATGATCTAGAATGAAATTTCCGCTGATTGTACCGGGTTCCGTGGTGCCACACGTGTGGCACCCATATTTTCTGCCAATTCGGTTGTTTTCGCGGATTTCATTGGCTGTTCGATGCCGCCCCGGCCCGCGGGCGGGTTGCCATTCAAGCGCGAAAGGGCCGGGGCCGATACCCACCTGTTGCAATTCCAATCGACGCGCCTCGGCGGCGCGGATGATCGCATTGTTGGCCGCGATCTCTCCTTCGACAGTCTCGTAAATCTGCGGCGGCGGCCTCCAGTTCGGGTCCAATTCCCGAACGCGCCGCAACGCCGTTTGCACCTGCGAATTGCTGTTTATCAGGCGGGTTTGCTGAGTAATATTTCTTGGAGTCGGACTGGTTCTCCGGCCACCGCCTGAGTTTCGAGAGTTGCGGCCAACGCGAATAAGCTGGCCGCCACCGTCGTCTGTCCACTGCCCACCGTCTGAATTGCCGGCCGGAACTCGAGGCTGCTCAGGCCTGTAACCGGCCTTGTCCACAAAGCCTTTGCGAACCCCATACCCCACGGCCTCGCGCTTCTCCTCATTGCTGAGAAAGTTCGCAGCACCTATGCGTGCCCATAATGCGTCGCGGTCGGCCGCCAGACCTTCAAGCTGGTCCGCGTCGAACCCAAGCCGCAGATCCGCGCCGAACACCGGCGCCAGCCAATTGGAGAGGTCCTTCGCGGTACGGCCCACCAGCGGCAGCACGGTCAGGCGATAGAAGGCGCGGTTGGCCTCGCGGTAATTGGCATAGGTGTTGTCGCCGGGAATGCCGAGCAGCATCGGCGGCACGCCGAAGGCCAGCGCGATGTCGCGGCTGGCCGCGTTTCTGGCCTCGATGAAGTCCATGTCCTTCGGCGTCAGGCTCATCGCTTTCCAGTCGAGCCCGCCTTCCAGCAGCAGCGGCCGGCCCGCCCGCTGCACGCCGGAATAGCCCTGCTCCAGCTCGGCTTTCAGCCGGTCGAACTGATCGTCGGTCAAGTTGCCGCCGTCCTTCGGCGCATAAACCAGCGCGCCGGACGGCCGCGCCGAATTGTCGAGCAACGCCTTGTTCCAGCGCCCTGCCGCATTGTGCGTGTCCAGCGCCATCAGCGCCGCCTCGAGCGGCGCGAAACCGTAGTGATCGTCGAGCGGGTGGAACAGGGTCAGTTGCGCCGCGCCACCGCCAGCGCCAAGCTCGACACGCCGGCGCGCACTGCCCTCGCGATACTCCAGCGCAGCCGGCCATCCGCCGGCATCCGTGACGACCGACACGCGATCGGGCCGCAGCAGATGCAGTTCGCGCGCGCCATCCCCGATCAGCTCGACATAGGCATTGCCCGAGAGCAGCAGGTGCCCATACAGGGCCTCCAGAAACGTGCCTCCCGCCTGGCGCTGGTTCGGCCGTGCCAGCAGCGCCAGCAGCGGATGCTCGTCGAGCTCCGTCACGCCCTCATACAGCAGCCACGGCACGCTCGCCGCTGCCTCGGCGATCAGCCGCACCGAGCGGTGCACGATCGGGTTGCGCATGAAACCCTCGCGCGCCAGCGCGGCATAATCGCGCCGCGTCCAGCGCGCCTCGCCCTGCGCATGAAAGGCGACGAGCCCGCCCAGCGGACTGTCCTTGCGTTCGACGCGCGCGATCCCCACGCGGTCTTTGTGGGACCACGGCCAGTTCCATGCCATCTGTTATCCTGTTTTCCCGGACACCAGCCTGAACGGCCAGTGTTTGTCTCGTCGCGGCGGCAGCGAGGCGGGCAAACCACTGCCCTACTGCCTACTGCCTACTGCCTACTGCCTACTGCCTACTGCCCTACTGCCCTACTGCCCTACTGCCTACTGCCCTACTGCCCTACTGCCCTACTGCCCTACCCAAAATCCCTAACCCTCGGCACCGCGCCCCATTGCGGCATCAGCTCACTCACCGCCCAAACCAGCGCATCGAGCCGGTCCGGCGAGCGGTTGGCGGAGAGGCCGTTCGGACCGAAATCGCACATCTCATCTTCAAGCTGTGGAAATCGTCCGGCGTGCAGCACCCTGCCCTGCTGGTAGCAAGCAGCCACGGGCTCCGCGCGCACCCACTTGCCACGATGCGCACGCACAGGCTTCACCGGCACGGTCGGATCGACGCTGCGAATAATCGTGGTCACCATCTCGCCGCCCTGGTTCACCTCGGCCAGCAGGCAGTCGGCCTGCAGTCGATGGAACAGCCCTACCGCGCGGTTCGCCCAGTCGAGCGGCTTGGCCGCATTGTGGCTCTCATCTGCGAGCACCACGACGCGCCCGGCATCGTCCAGCCCTGCGGCGACAATGCCGCAAGCATCGGAAGACTTATGCGAACTCACCGGCGGGTCGACAGCAACGACGATGCGCCGCATCACCGGCCTTTCTTCGACGAAACACTGTTCGAGCAGCGTACGAGACCACAAGGCGTCCTCACGATCCTCGATCAGTTCGCCATCGAGTTCCTGCCGCCCCAGACGCGTGTCGCCATAACGCTGGCGCACATGGTCCAGAAAACTGGCGGCCAGATGCTCGGCATTGTCGTCGGTGCGCATGTGCCGCACGACCGTTTGCGGATCGCCGATCAGCCGACGCATCAGCGGCGTCGGTTTCGGCGTGGTTGTCACGATCTGGCGCGGGTTTTCGCCCAGCCGCAGGCCAAACTGCAGCATGTCGAAGGTCGCCTCGGCGTTTTTCCACTTCGCCGCCTCGTCGCACCAGGCCGCCATGAACTGCGGCCCGCGCAGGCTGTCCGGATCTTCGGAGGAGAACATGTGCGCCACCGCGCCGTTCGCCCAGACCAGCCGCCGGCGCGTCGCTTCGAAGCGCGGCCTGTCCGCGCGCGCCAGGCTCCGTATGCCCGCCGGCCCGTCGATCATCACCTCGCGCACATCGCCCAGCGTCTCGCCCACAAGGGCGATCTGGCTATGCTTGTCTCGCTGCGCAAACGGCGCGAAGCCACGCACCAGCGCATTCACCCATTCCGCACCGGTCCGCGTTTTGCCGGAGCCACGCCCCCCGATCAGCAGGAACGTGCGCGGCCGCTGCCTGAACAGAAGCTGCGCGGAACGCCCCCGCAGCATCCATTCATCAATGACGAGGAACCCTTCATCCCCCGTCAGATTTTGGCGCGCCCAATTTTTCTGCGTAGCCTTCAGCCAGCTCGACAATTCGGTCGTCAATTCGTTCAAGCACCGCGGCGACTTCGTCATCGCTTCTCGTTTGTTCTTCCTTCGCCCGTTCTTGTGCGAGCGTTTCAAATTTCTCTGCCAGCTTGATCAGCGACGACAACGCGTCGAGCTGCGCCTTGTTGAGCACGCCATTTTGCGCCTCGGCCGAGTTCAGGATCAGCCCGGCCTGCCGCGACAACAGGCGGCTCAGGCCGCCTAGCGGATCATTGGTACCATGATCGGCATCGGCACCGTTCTCCGCGGTCGCCGCATCGGTTCCAGTCGCCTTCAGGACGTCTTCGCGCCTATCCCATTGCTGCACAATTGGACGCTGCCTGCCATCGTCGGTCAT